GGGGGTGTGCCGCGCGCAGCGCTGCCATCACGGCATTCCCATGGGAGGGCACCGGCACGAAGCTGGGCACGCTGGCGGGCAAGATTGCCGGGTTTGCGCTGGACGGTCTCAGCGGTGTGTTTGACGCTGGCAGCGCTGCCATCACGGCATTTCCATGGGAGAACACCGGCACGAAGCTGGGCACGCTGGCGGGCAAGATTGCCGGGTTTGCGCTGGACGGTCTCAGCGGCGTGTTTGACGCTGGCAGCGCTGCCATCACGGCATTCCCATGGACGGACGTGGGCGAAAAACTGGGCACATTGGCGGGAAAATTGGCGCTGTGTGAGTTGGATGCCATTGGCGGCGTGTTTGACACGGGCAGCGCTGCCATTAAGGCATTCCCGTGGGAAGACACCGGCACAAAACTGGGCACGCTGGCAGGGCAAGCGACGGCGATTCCGCTGGATGCGCTCAGCGGCGTATTCACGGCGGCGGATTCCGCCATTACCAGCATCGACTGGGCAAAGCTGGGCGAGAGCGTCGGCATTCTGGTAGATGGGGTCACGGGTATCCAGCAGGACGCGCTCAGCGGCATATTTACCGCCACCGAAACAGCTATCAAGAGCATTAACTGGGCGGAACTGGGCGACACAGTGGCGGACGGATTGAGCCGCGCGTGGGGCATTGTATCGGGCATTGGCGACGTGGCGCTGGGGCTGGGCGAATCGGTTGTGGGCGCTGGACAGCAGGGCGTTACAGCGCTGAAAGGCTGGATCGCCAGCTGGAACACCGGCGACGCAGAAAGCGCGGCGGAGGCCGCAGGCAAGCAGATCGTCACGGACTTCAACGCGGGCGTGACCGGCACAAAGGCCGACCTTGTTAAGACAGCGGACGAAGCAGCGCAAGCGTTCCTGGACGCAATCAAGACCAAGCTGAGTTTTCAGGCGTTTCAGGGCATTGGACTGGACGCGATGGGCGGCATCGTGCATGGGTTCACCATGCTGGAGGCAGAAGCCGCCACGCTGAGCGGCAACGCAGCGCAGGGGTTATGCGATGCCGTCACGGTAATTCTGTCCGTGGATGCGGGAACAAGCACGGGCGGCGATTGGGCGGCAGCCATTGGCGCAGGGGTAAGCGCAAAGCAGGGGCAGCTTGTCAGCGGTGCGCAGGTATTCGCACGGGCGGGCGCAAAGGCTGCGGAAAGCGTGCTGAGCGCGGGCGCAGGCAGGACGACCGGCGCGGAGTATGCCAGCGGTATAGCGCAGGGCATCCAGAGCGGACGAGGCAGCGCCAGCAACGCCGCCAGCACGCTGGCGCGGGCGGTTGCGGCTGTCATCAATGGCATGAGCGGCACATTTGAGAGCGTGGGACGGAACATTGCCGAAGGCGTAGCGCGAGGCATCGAGCGCGGCAGCAGCCGCATTCGAGCGGCGGCAAAATCGGCGGCACAGACCGCCTATCGCACAGCGTGTGACACGCTGGATATTCGCAGCCCCAGCCGCGTGATGGCGCAGGTGGGGCAATTCTATTCGGAGGGCTTCGCGGGCGGCATTACGGACGGCATGGAGCGCGTGAGCCGGGCGGTGCAGCAGCTGAGCGCGGCAGCCATTGGCGAGAGCGCGCAGGGCGTACCGGCGCAGCCGGTGAGCGTCACCGGGCCGGTGGTAGACTACGACGCGCTGGCAGAGGCGACGGTGCTGGCGATGCAGCGCGCAGGCGTTGGCGAAGCGGCGCTCTATGTCAACGGGCGCAAGATGAGCGACGAACTTGAGCCGGACGTGAGCCGGGCGACCTACAACCGGGCGGGGCGCAGCGCAAAGGGGCGCACCAGCCGGATGGTGCTGGCGTAAGGAGGGCGCGGCATGAAGCTGAACGAAAGCGGATTTACCTTTAACGGGCGGCACTGCCGCCGGGACATGGGCTGCTGGTGGATTGAGAAGGACGGGCACCAGATCAGCCCGGAAGTCCAGCGGAACGAGTACGAAATCGCGGGCGTATCGGGCAGCATCCTGATGGACGGCGCGACGCGGAAGGGGCTGACCTTTTCCGGGACGCTGGTGATGGCGCAGGAGCCAGAGACGCAGACGGAAGCGCAGGAGAAGCTGCGGACGCTGATGGCATGGCTGGACTGCGGACGGCAACGGCTCATCTTCGACTATGAGCCGGGGCGCTACTATCTGGCGCAGGTGGACAAAAGCACGACGTGGAGCCTGAAAAACTGGTTTGGGGGCGAAACGAGCGTGACCTTCACCGCGCAGCCCTTCGCCTATGCGGTGGCAGCGCAGACCGGCACGGCCATCACAGACGGGACGACGGGCGACGTGACGGTGCAGGTGGAGACGTTTCACCCTGCGCCGCTGGTGCTGACCATCCAAAACACAGGCAGCGCACCGATTACCGGCATCAACATCATGGGCGGCAGGGTGAAGCTCAGCGGGATGGCGCTGGCGGCGGGAAAGCAGCTGACCATCAACATGGAAGCGCCTATCGACGCACAGGATGGCGCTGGGACAAGCTATCTGCCGTATGCGGAGAGCTTTACGCCGATTCTGCTGAACGCTGGCTTGCAGCGTATCCCAATCGCGCTGACCTACGCCAGCGGCAGCGCAGGGGCGAAGATCACCGCCAGCGTGCGCGGAAGGTGGTAAGCTATGGACGAAGTGACAGTCTACGACCAAAGCGGGAAGCTGCTGGCGGTGCTGGACAACGCGGATGCGGTGAGTTATGAGCTGAAGCATAACGACCTATGGACAGGCAGCTTTTCCCTGCCGACGGGCGACCCGAAAAACGTCTACTGTCAGGCGCACAATCTGGTCAGGCTGCCAGACGGGAGCCGGGACACGGGCATTTACCGCATCATCGGAATGCCCAGCGCGGAGGAAACGGCAGCGGGCGGAATGCGAGAGTACAGCGTGGAGCATGTGATGGCGACGCTGCTGGACGACGTGCTTTTTGGCTACCACGAAATCGGCGGCGAGGGCATCACGACCCGGCAGGTGATGCAATACATCCTTGACCGGCAGACGGCGAAGCGCTGGGTGCTGGGCGAAGTGGCGTTCAGCGACGAATATCAATACAAATTCGAGAACGTGTCGCTGCTCAGCGCGCTACTGAGCCTGGGCGAGGTGCTGACGGAGGAATACACATGGGATTTTGACACCAGCGCCACGCCGTGGGTGGTAAGTCTACGGAAGGCGGACGCAAGCGACGGCTGCGGCATCCACTACGCCCGGAATCTGGTGGGCATTGAAAAGACCATGGATGCCAGCGCACTGGTGACGCGGCTGTATCCGTTGGGATACGGCGAGGGTGTGAACCAGCTGAACATCCGCAGCGTCAACGGGGGCGTGCCCTATCTGGACGCGGACACGGCAAGCACATGGGGCATCAAATGCAGCGTATACGCGGACACGCGCATCGAGGACGCGGCGGTGCTGAAAGCGCGGGCGGCGGCCGTGCTGGAAGGGTACAAAAACCCATACGTCACCTATACCGCGAAGGCGATTGACCTGCACCGCATGACGGGACAGAGCTGGGACAACTACATGCCGGGGAAGCGCGTGCGGGTGATGGACGGCGAGCACGGCATCAGCTTTGCGGCGCGTATTGTGTCCATCAGCAAGAAGAATCTGCGGGGTGATCCGGGCAGCGTGAAAATCACCATCGCCAACGCGGTGCGGGACGTGGCAGACAGCATCAACACGCTGGCCGACCGGGTAGGCATCGGCGAGCTTTACAGCCAAGGGGCAACGCAAATCTTCGCCATCCCCTTTGCGGACAACGCTGACCCGGAGCATCCGGCGAAAATGCGGTTCTATATTCCTAGCGGATTGGTGCGCATCAATCGGATGCAGCTAAGCTGGGAGCTGAGCGCCTTTCGCGCCTATGAGACCGGCGCGGCGGCGGGTGGCAGCACCACGCAGACCAGCTCCAGCGGCGGCGGCAGCACGGCGACATCCAGCAGCAGCGAGGACGTAGCCTGCACCAGCGAATCCGGCGGCGAAACGACAATTTCTCAACCGGTGCGCGTGCTATCCTCTGACGGCGGCGGCACAGCAATAGCTATCGGGAATTTCGCAAACATTGATGGTGCGGGCTATTCTACAGCGGCAAACACAGCGGGGTTGACAACAGATGATGCGGGAAAACACAAACACACAATAGGGCACACGCACGACATCGCGGCGCATAAGCATACATGCTTCAAGCACGCGCACACCATCAACAGCCATTCACATGATTTTTCCGGCAGTCAGAGCCTGGCATGGGGACACCAGCACAGCTATGGCAGCATCGGCGACAAGGGAAACACGGGCGGCGTAGTCGGCTACAAACCCAAAAGCATCAGCATCAGCGGGACGACGGGGGGACGAACACTGACGGCGAATGAAGCGGGCGACGGAGACAGCAGCAGCGTGGCGCTGATGACCGGCGGAACAAGCAACCAGAACAGCGGTGAAAGTGGCAGCCATAACCACGCGATCCCAGCGCATACGCACAAATTCCAGCACGCACACAAGGTGGAGTTTTCCATCAACGTGCCGGGGTTTACGGTGGACATCCCGGCGCACACGCACAACGTCAAAATACCGGGGCACAATCACCGCGTGAGCATCCCGGCGCACACGCATGAGCTGACGCTGCCGGATCACACCCACGACATCACCTACGGCATTTTCGAGGGGACGACAGCGCGAAGCGTGCGGCTGCTGGTGGACGGGGCAGAGGTGCCGAGCGAAGCCATCAGCAAGCGGGAGCTGGACATTTCCGCCTATCTGGAAAAGGATGAGGATGGGAAAATCACACGCAGCGCATGGCACACGGTGGAGCTGGTGCCGGACAAATTGACGCGCATCGAGGCGAATCTTTTCGCGCAAACGTTCATTCAATCCACGGGCGGGGGTGATTACTGATGCAGGAGCGCGCACGGGTGCCTCCCTTGTGAGGCGCGAGAACAAAACGACCAGATTGGAGGGAAAGCTATGAGCGAAATCACCGAAGCAATGAACATGCTGGAAGACCTGCCGGAAAGCGCGCAGGACGGGCAGCAGGAAGCCGACGAAGCAGCAGCGACGACCTTGCAGGAGGAAGCGGCAGAGACGGCGCAGGAAGCCACGGAAAGCGAAAGCAAGGCTTCGCTTCCCTGCCACCGTTATGCGGTGGAAGCGCTGAGCATGGTGGAGCTGGGGCGACAAGGTGAAGGAAAGGCGCGGCGCATCGAAATCGGCGTGAGCAGCTGGCTGGCAACGCTGCCGGGTGCGCGCTTTGAAATTGTAGCGGTGCGACCCGGCGAGACCGAAAGCTATCTGCCGGAGGGCGTAACGCTGGAAGGCACCGTGCTGTGCTGGATGCCGACGCGGGACGACACGGCAAAGGACGGCTATGGACGCGGCGAAGTGCGCGCCACGCTGGGCGACAGCTGCTACAAAAGCCCAGTATTCCGCACACGCATCGAAGCTGCGCTGGAGGACACGCCAGCCGTAGCGATGACGCAGGCAGCAGAGACAGAACCTGTAGCAATGAACGTGACCACCGATGAAGAAGCACCCAAGCCTACCGATGAGGACAAGGGGGAAATTTATCACGTCGAGGGGTTGGACGTGGTAAAGCTGGGGCGGCAGGGCGAGAACCTGACGCAAGAGGTGCAAATCGACGTAAGCGCGTGGACAGAGGACAACATGGAAGGAGCCACGTTCCTGATTGCGGCGGTGCGCCCCGGCGAAACCGAAAGCTATCTGCCGGAGATCACCCAGAGCGGGAACACCCTGGCATGGAAGCCCACGGCGGCAGACACCGCAAAGGGCGGATACGGCAGGGCGGAGGTACAAGCCGTCAAGGGCGCGCTGATCCGCAAAAGCCCAGTATTCCGCACACGCATCGAGGCTGCCATTGAAAGCAGCGGCAGCACGCCCACGGAGCCGCCTGCATGGGTGCAGCAGATTCTGGGCAGCGTCAGCGCGGCGCAGGAGGCCGCCGCAAACGCCCAGCAAGCCGCGCAGGAGGCTGCCGCAAGCGTGAGCGGGCTGCGTGGGTGGAGCCTGACGGAAGAAACGGACGGCACCGTGACCATCGACCATGCGGCAGCGCAAAGCACCGCAGAAACGACCGACTAAGGAGGGACAAGCATGGGCTTGAACATTGCAAGCAATGAGAACGCAGAACGGCAGGCGCAGGCGCTGGAGCTGATTGCAAAGCACCTGATGCAGACGGGCAGCGTGGTGGCGTGGCCAGACGTGCAGGAGATCATTCGGCACGGCATGGGCAGCAGCAGCTTCCCGGTGGGCAGCCAGCTGGCGGTAAGTTACGGAGAAAAAACGATGCTGCTGGACGTGCTGGGGCATGACATCGACCTTGATCCGCACGGGAGATTCCAGCACTCCACGACCTTCGCGCTGCACACGCTGCTGGACGCCAGCCAGTTTGACGCGACGGAAGCGCTGTACTATGCCGCGGACGGGCTGGCGGCTGGAACCTATCACTTCACGCTGCTGGCGGGCTACGACGTGGAGTACGGCGGCGGCGCTACGCTGCAATTCACGCTGGCGCAGGCGGTGCCTGCGGGCGGCGTTATCATGTTCCCGTGGGCCT